CGGGCCGACCATACACGCGTTTGTTGCGGACGAAGCGGGCCTCTTGACCAAGCAGGCGCACAGCACCATTTCCACGCGACGGTCTAGAACGTTGGGGCCGGGCCGGTACATTGGGAATCCCGGCATCCTCGGGGGGCAGTTCAAGCGGCTATGCGCGGCGGGGGAAAAGGAAGACCGCGTGCGCACGCGCATAAGCACCCACTCCTGGTCTTGGGAAGATTTGTACGAGGCGTACCTTTTCACGGGAGAGGAAGAGCAGGCGGCAGAGTACAAGGAGTTCATTGAGTCCGAGAAGGAAGTCCTCCCCGAGATGGAGTTCCGCCGCATGTACGGGGGGGAGTGGATCGCCGGGGAGTCAACGGTCTTTACCAACGTGGACGAGTGTACGTACGGCCCGCCCTCCCGCTCCGTTTTAGATCTTCCCCCCTGGAACGTTTCCTCTGTTGACGTCACGTTGGATCTGCTGCGCACCGATCCGTTTCCGCAAGACCTCCCGCAAGATCTCCTGCCCCGGTACGGGCGCTTCATTATTGGGGTTGACGTTGGCCAGACGAACGATTACTTCTCTGCGACCGTCGTCGATGACGCGCCCGCTCCCAATTCCGAGCACCCCACGCAGCTTTTCCGAGCCGTGCATCTGATGCGCTTCAGGGGGGTTCCTTCGCCTCAGCAAGAAGAGCACTGCGTCGCCTTAGAGCGGCTCTTCCCAAAGGCGGTTTTTATCGTCGAGAACAACGGGCCGGGGATCCAGTTGATCCCTCGGTTGCAGATGCGCGGTTTGCGAGTGGTGGCGTTCACGACAAGTAGCCAAAGCAAGAACGACATTGTGACGGGGCTTGCCGCCGGACTCCAGACCGGGGAGTTCACCATGGCAGAGATGCCGCCGCTTCCGGACGAGCTCAAAGCATTCCAATATTCTCAGAGCGACCAGATGCTCGGGGTTTACAAATACGGAGCGCCCGAGGACGAACACGACGATACAACTATTTCGACGGCCATCGCTTACTGGGGAGCTCGTAAGCGCTCGGGCATTTACGCGGGAGTCCACTAATGCGTATGGGTTTTCTCAATCGGCTTCGCGCCGTTGGGGCCGGGATCAGGAAGGCGATCCTTGAATTGCCTGCGGGCTTCGGCGAGGCTTGGCTGAAGGGGAACGAAGAGGAAGTCATTGCCCGAGCAGCTGGTGGCCGCAAGATCCGCAATCCTGCCGCCGAGCACGCGTACGCGCACGGAGCAATTTCTTCCGTCGCGCAAAGCATTGTGCAAACTCCGTTCCGTCTTTACAAGCGAACGGACAAGAACAGGGACAGCCCGATCGAAGCCGGGTCGGAGTTCAACTTGTTCCGTAAACCCAATCCCATGGATTCGATTGAAGACATTTGGGAAAAGACCATCATTGGTCTGTTGCAAAATGACCGGGGGGTCCTTTGGATTCTGGCGTTCTCGGAAACGAACCCCGGCCCTTCCGCGAAGCCGTCCGCCATTTTGCTCACCAACGCTAACAAGTTTGAACCCGTTGCTCCTAAGGGCCTTCTTATCGGTTGGAAGCGGTTAGCCGATGGACAGTTCTTCCCGGAGGAGCAGATCCTTTGGTTCCGTTACCCGGACCCGGAGGACCCTTGGATGTCACTCAACCCTTTCCGCGCGCTGGCGCGGAGCGTGGCCGGGGACGTGGAAGCAAGCGTTTTCTCGAACGAGTTCTTTGCGAACGGAGCGCGGCTTGGCTTAGTTCTTTCAAGTGAAGATTCCATTGTGACGACGGACCTTGCTAATGAGCTTGAGCAAAAAATTAACGCCAAGCACACCGGCCGGGGTCGGCGCTTCCGCAACCTTGTGCTTGGCGGAGCGCGTTGGAAAACGACGGACCATTCGATCAACCAGAAAGACATGGAGTTTATCAACCAGCGCAAGTTCACAAGGGAAGAATTGAGAGCAGCCCTAAGGATCGGTCCGCTTTTCCTTGGTGACGTTGAAGATGGTAACCGCGCCAACGTGCTTGGACAGGAGCGGGTTGTCTGGCGGCACACTTTGATTCCGATTATCCGGCGATTGGAGAAGACTTGCGAGATTGGTTACTTTGATCGTTACGCCAACGGGTTGCTTGGACAGTTTGACACGACCGGCATTGAAGCGTTGCAAGACGACCTCATGCGTCAAGCGGAAATTGGCGAGAAGCTTCTGAAGTTGAACTTTACTCCCAACGAAATCAACGAGCTCTTCGAGTGGGGATTCGAGCCAAAGGATTTCAGAGACACCGTCTTCCTACCGGCTACTCAACTTCCTGCGGAGGACATCCTTTCGGGAGGGTTGGAAGGAGTGCCTGCCCCTCCGCAGGAAGATCCGTCTCAAGAGTTCCTCGGGAACAACGTGATCCCGTTTCGCTTGAAGGCTCGAGAGAGATGGCGCGCGCATTTCAATCGGTTCATGAAGCACGAACGCTCCGTGCGCAGCAAGATATCGAACCATTACAAAGGCGTTCGGAAGCAAACGCTGGAAAGGCTTCGCAAGGAATTTGAGAAGGGAATTAGCGTCACGAACATCCTTTGGAATTCGAACGCCAGCGGAACGAAGCTTCTCTCCTCCATAACTCCAACGTTGAAAGCGGCCCTTGAAGACGGGGGAAATCAAACTCTTTCCGAAGCCGGCATCCAAGGGTCTTTTGATCTGGGGTCAACCGCCGCTTCCGATTACCTTTTGAGTCGCGCGCCGCTAATCCGAAACGTTGACTCAGCAATTCGGAAGACGGTCGGCCGTTCGCTCTCGAAGGGAATCGCCAAGGGAGAGAATCTCTCCCAGTTGCAAGCGCGCGTGCGCAAGTCGTTCAATACTTCGACGCGTCGAGCTCGGGTCATCGCGCAGACGGAAGCGGTTGGCGCGTACAACAACGGGAAGCAGATAGCGAAAAAGAAACACAAACTTACCCGGATCGAATGGCTCACCGCGGACGACCCGGACGTTCGTGACTCTCACGTAGGATTGGACGGAGTCACTCGCGACAACGATGCCCCGTTCCCGAACGGACTGCGTTGGCCCCATGACAGCGGCGGGAACGCAAGCGAGATTGTGAACTGCCGATGCACTTCGGAAGCCTTTCCAAACAAGGAGTAACGATGGACACAAGAGTTCAGAAGCTCATCGCGGAGTTCAGCAAGGGCGCGAAAGAGGGTTCTTTCCGGGGAACTCTTTCCACTGGCGCGGTCGATCGGGACGGCGATTTCATTGTGCAGAAGGGCTGGAATCTGAAACACTACAAGAAGAATCCGGTTGTGCTTTTCCAGCACATGGCGAAAGTCGTCGGTTCGGCGGACCACGTCGAGGTGAACGAGAAGAGCGGCAACCTTGAAGGAGCGTGGCACTTCAATCAAAAGATTCCTCTCGGTCGAGAGCTCACGGAACTTTACGCCGAGCGCGATATGCGCGCTCTGAGCGTGGGGTTCATGGGCACCAAGCTTCACAGTTTGGACACCGGGATCCAGGACGAGTGCGAAGACTGCCTTGGCGTCAGGAATCCAAAGACCGGTTTCTTTGGGGGCCGTCATTTCCAGAAGCAAGAACTTTGGGAGTTCAGCGCGGTTGCAATTGGTTCGAATCCGCAAGCGCTAGCAAAAGCGGCAAGTCTTCTTGCGCCGGAGGAAGGGGGCCGCGAGCTCCTGGACGCATATGATTCTCTGCAGAAAGTTCTTCGTTCGACGGAAAAAGAAGAAGACGTTTCCGGGCTCGCGGAGCGGGTGAAGGATCTTGAGACGCGTCTTGCCGCATTGGCCGACGTTGTCGACGGAGCTTACTCCGAGCGAGACCCGGAAGAAGAAGAAGAAATTCGAAGCAAGCAGGAGAACGACACTCGTTTCACGGAAGCACTTCTTCTCAGCGCAAGCCTGGCGCAACGGCGTCTGCGGCTCGACGAAGAGTAGGGAGCTCCGAACCCCCGTTTCACTTACCTATTCTCTTAAGGAGCAGCAGATGGACGACGAGAACAGCACAGCCCAGAAGGCGCTCGAAACCTTAGAAGGTTTCGCCACCGATCTCAAGACAACCAGAAGCGAGCTCAAGCTTCTCGGCGAGAAGATCGAGGCGAACACGGCCACCAAGGAAGACGTCGCGGCGTTGTCCGTGAAGGTTGAGGCCGCTGAGAAGACCACCGGCGATCTCAAGACGGAAATGTCCGTCATCAAGGCGGGCGAACCCGGTTGCTTGCGGGAACTTGCCGACAAGCATCCCTGGCTTCTGACTGGAATGCGCAAGACCGGGACCGTCCTCGATCTGCTTCCGGGCAAGGTCAAGGACGGCACCGTCGAGTACGTCCAGGCAATGGTGCTGGCCGGCTGCAATCCTTCGCGGTTGAAGGATCACTCGGTCGATTACCTCCAGAAGATGGACAACATCTCGAAGGAGATGGGCGAGGGGTTCCGCGCTCCTCGGGGGAAGGCCCTGGTCGGGGGCGGGCTGGATGCCCAGATCACCGCGACCGAGGGAGGCGAGCTGGTGCCGACTCCGTTCGAGGCCATTGTTCTTCGCCAGATGGAGGACAACGCCATCATCCGGAATCTGGCGACCAAGATTCCAATGACGGCTCACACCCACCAGATCCCCGCGCTCGACACTCCGCCGACCGCTGGGATCGTTGCCGAGGAAGGGACGATCGCTGCCGCGTGGTCGTCCGGCCCTTTCAGCCAGAAGAATCTGGTTGCGAAGAAACTCGCCACGATGGTCGCTTTCACCGGCGAGTTGGCGCAGGACAACGCCGTTGGGCTCACCGCTCTTCTGGCGACTTGGTTCTCCGAAGCGATCTCTCGTTTGGAGGACGCGCAGGCCATCGAAGGCGATGGCACCGGTTCCAATTTCACCGGGCTGGTTGCCGCTACCGGGACTGCCGCGGTAACCAACGGCGCAAACGGACTTGCGCCAACGTACGCCAAGCTCGTTGAGCAGGTGTTCGCCGGAGGCAAACGGGTCAGCCGCCGCAACGCGGTCTGGGTCATGTCGCCGACGGCGCTCTGGAAGATCCTTGCGCTCGTGGACACCGAAGGGTATCCGCTCTTCAATCGAACCGACATTGGTCGCGTTGCGACCGAGTCGCTGCAGTCGGGACAGAACGTTGGCGAGGGCAGTCTCCTTGGGTTCCCGGTTTTCACCGAGGACCAGATCGACATTGGTCGAACCGTTGGCACAAGCGACGACACTACCAACATCTACTTCGGTCCAATGGACGGTTTCTCCATGATCTACGGTGACCTTCTGGGGCTTGAGTTCGCTTCCAGCGACTCTCACGCTTCCCAGTTTGCCAGCTGGCAGATCACGACCCGCGCTTTGAAGCGGACCGGAATTCTCGTTGGGATCCCGGCCAATTTCGCGGTGCAGACCGGAGTGCGGATGACGTAGTTCTCAACCGGCGGGAAGGTTTTGCTCAGGGACCTTTCCGCCTTTCTCGGGGGAGGGCCGCCGAAAACGAATTGCCCTCCCCCTTCTTGGAGGCGGCATGAAATTCAAGGTGAACGAGATGGCAAAGCAGAGAAAAGAGGAAGCGCGGAAGCACCTGGTTGAACCGGAAAAGCCGCACGTTTTCCCGCTTGCGGTTTGCACTTCCAAATCTCATTTGCTAACCGGCAAGCCGGGGACCACGTTCCCGATTCACGACGAGACGCAATTTGCGAGGCTCGAAGCGGAGGGCATGGCGGTTCGCGTTGAGTCGAAGGAGGGCAAGACCGTCATGGCGGCGTTTGCGGCAGCGGCGACGGAGGCCAAGAAGAAAGCCGCGAAGGAAGATCGCGCGTTCAGTCTGCGCGGCGGTTCCAAGTAGCCATGCGAGCGCGCTGGTTGATTCCCTTGCTCGGTAAGAAAATCGGGCTGGAAGAAACGCTCTCAATGAAGAACGAGAAGCGAGCGGAGCGCTTGCGGCTCGCGGGCGCCTTAGAGCTTCTTGACGAGGGAGCGCCACCGCCACCCCCTACGCGGGGGGAGGAGGAGTAGGCCATGGCATGGATTGGTTATCTCGATCGAGCCGTAACCGTCCGGCATCGAATGGGGAATTTGCTTGGGACTGGAACCGTCTCCGGCGAATCTGCGAATCTTGGAAAGGCGCTTTTCAAACCGGATGGTTCCGCTTCCGGGTTGACCGTCGCAATTACCGAGCCGAACAGCGACGGTTATTACGACGCGACCTTCACGGCGACAGCGGTGGACGCCGGAACCGGAATCTACCGGCTGAGATTGACCAATCCCGCAGCTCCCCCCGCTGCCGCTGCGACGGACGAAGCGATCGTTGACTACTACGTTGAGATTAATCCGGGCCTCGCCGCCGAGACCTTGCTTCTTCTCACGAGCGTTGCGCGCGTGAAGGAACGGTTGGAAGGAGCCACCGGGGAAACTTACACGACCGCCGCTGACATTCTTCTGCAGGAGCTGATTTCCGAGACCTCGGGAGTTGGTCACGATTTCATGGGGCGGATCATTCCTCAGCAGGCGTACTCGCATTACTTCGGCGGGGACGACACTGACACGTTGTGGCTTGCTCAAGGCCCTTTGGTGTCCGTGGCAAGTTTAGAATCGGTTGACCGGGGCACGGGTTCGGAAGTGCTGGCCGCGATCGCGACAACGGACTACTTCGAAGACGGGCTTCGAACCGAGGGATGGAAGGGACGAGGGAAACTCATCATGAACCTTGGGGGCCTTTTCCTCCAGGGAAAGCGGAATTACAAATCGGTTTACACTGCCGGATTCACCTTCATCCCGGAGACGATTGTGCGTTGGGCAACCCGCCGGGTGCTGGGCGAATATTTCAATCGCCACATTGTTGGGAGGAGGCTGCTTTCTACCGGGGACAAGACCATTGAACCGGATTCCGAAGCGCAGCAATCCGATCAGATGAAACGAGCGCTAGCTCCTTATCGTTTCCTTCCGGCCTCCCTCTGATGGCCGCCGCTTTCAGGTTAGTGCTAATTGGCTGGACCGCGGGCATTCGCATGACGAAGCGTTTCAACGCCCGGTTCCGTCGCGATCAGAAGAAGCGATTGGCGTTTGTCGCCGCAACAATTTCTCGCGACGCTAAGAGAAACATCAGAGGGAATCGCACAAGAGCGCGGAGGAAGGGAAGGAAAGTAACGGCCGAACCAAACCAGCTTGGAATTGATAAAGGGATTCTTCGGGCTGCGCTTGGTTGGGACATCAAACAAAAAGGCAGGAAAATTGAAGCGAACGTTGGCCCAACGCAACCGATCCCCTACGCCAAGATTCACGAATTTGGAGGAGAGGCCGGTGGGTCGCAAATTCCGGCTCGTCCTTACCTTGGA